AAAGACCCTTCGACTGGCAAACCAAAGTTCGCAAACTTTTACACGCAAACTAATGTTGACGCTGGTGAAACTATCGATGCTTTTGTATATGATGATCCATATGCAAGATTCGAAATCCAGTCTACTGCTGACACTGAAAGATCAGACGTTGGAATGAACGCTGATATTTCTTACACAGCTGGTAGTACAATCAATGGAGTGTCCAAAGCTGAATTGGATGACACATCATTTGTTACAACAACTGCACAATTAAGATTAATAGGCTTTTCAAAAGATATTGAGAATAATGAAGCAGGTGCTGCAAACGTGAACTGTGTTGTTACAATCAACGAACACTTCTTAAAATCAACTACAGGTATCTAATAAAGGAGACTAACTATGGCGATATCAAGACAACAACTAGTCAAAGAACTAGAGCCAGGTTTAAATGCTTTATTTGGCCTGGAGTACAAAAGATACGAGAATCAGCACTTAGAGATCTACGACGTTGAGAACTCTGACAGAGCTTTTGAAGAAGAAGTAATGTTATCAGGGTTTGCAAATGCTGCTGTTAAACCGGAAGGTTCAGGAGTAACGTTTGACAACGCTCAAGAAACTTACACTGCTAGATACACTCACGAAACAATTGCTTTAGCGTTCGCGATCACTGAAGAAGCGATCGAGGACAACTTGTATGATAGAATTGCTACTAGATATACAAAAGCGTTAGCTAGATCTATGGCAAACACTAAACAAGTTAAAGCGGCAGCCGTGTTAAACAATGCGTTTAATACTAACTTCCTAGGTGGAGACGGTGTAGAACTTTGTTCTGCTGTTCACCCTACGATTGCTGGGACTTACTCAAATGAGTTAGGCACTTCTGCTGACTTAAATGAGACTTCATTAGAACAGTCGCTAATTGACATTGCGGCTTTCACTGATGAAAGAGGTCTAAAAATTGCAGCTAAAGGTATGAAATTAATCATCCCTTCTGAGCTTCAATTCACAGCTGAGAGATTGATGAAATCTCAAGGAAGAGTTGGTACAGCTGACAATGATATTAACGCTATCGGTTCAATGGGAATGATCCCACAAGGTTATGTAGTAAACAACTACTTAACTGATACTGATGCGTTCTTCATCAAAACAGACGTGCCTAACGGTATGAAAATGTTCAACAGAGCACCTCTAAAAACTGCAATGGAAGGTGACTTTGACACTGGTAACGTGAGATACAAAGCAAGAGAGAGATATTCATTTGGTTTCTCTGATGCTAGAGGTATCTTCGGATCTCCAGGAGCATAATAAACAATTAAACAAAAAAGGGGGCTTCACGGCCCCCTTTTTTTATGATAAAAGGTGTATATGAAAACTTTCCTTGTAACTATTTGGGCTTATGATCATTACGCAAAATTTAAAGTTTTGAGTAAAGATAACGCTGAAGCTCTTGAAAATGCTATACTTGACAAACTAGGAGAAAAAAGTATAGAATGGGAATATCTTGGAAGCAATTATGCTGATGAGATAAATAGAATAACCTATGAGGAGGTTATAAATGACGATGCAACAACATCTGCAGGATCTATACAAACAGAAAAAGTCACTGGATCTACAATGGGAGCAGGAGCATCTTAACGAGGGTAGATATACTCTCAATATGGTCAGAATAGACCATAAGGTGAAAGAAGTAATTAACCATATTAAAATGGCTGAAGCTAAAAAAGCTCATTTAGATAATAAGGTTAATGAGATAGCTCCCCAAGTTTCTGTAGCAACTTAAAAAAAGCTACATTGTTGGAAAAATCCAATCTTTACCGTAGGCCCTCTTGCACTCTACTCAAATCTAATATATAATTAAAGCACTATACAATTAATTAGAATACTGACGCGTATAGTCGACGGCCTAGAGACAGTATTCAAAAACTAGGAGGATATAATTATGGCAAATACTACATTTAATGGACCGGTACGTTCAGAAGGTGGCTTTCAAATGGCTACTAAAAATGCAACAACTGGTGCTATCACAACAAGAATGAGTTCAGGTATGCCTGACCTAACAGGTTTGGTTTTAGCTGATACAGCAACAGCTGCAANTATTTCTATNGCNGATGGAATTATTGCAGTTGTAAATTACACAGGTGCAGCAGCGTGTGCTGTAGCATTACCAGCAGCAACTAGAGGTGCAATTGCAGTTTATGTTCAAGCTCTAGATACAGCTGGCGGAACTAATACTTTAACTTTTAATGCAGCAGGTACTGACGTTTGGGCAACTGGTTCTTTAATTGAATCAAGAAACTCAAGTGAAGTAACTTTTGATACTTCAGCAGCAGGTGAAACACAATTAGTTTTCACTCCAGCTGACGCAGCAACTAATCTTTTAACAACAGGAAGCAAAATTGCTTTTATGTGTTTTGAAGATGGTGTATGGCACATTGCAACTGAATTCACTGGTGCAGCAGCAGCTGTTACTGGTGCGTTTGCATTTGCAGCGTAATAAATAATTAATGGAGCACCTTCGGGTGCTCCTAATTAAGGAGAAAAAATTATGAGTATGAAATCAGATGTAAAACCGATAGTATTAACTACAAACGGTGTTGCGTTTACTGGTAGAACTAGATTAAGAGCTTATGCTTTACAATCTAATACTACAACTGGAGGATCAGCTGGAACTGCAGATATAAATCTTTTAGCAAATGCAACTACTGTTAGTTCAACAACTACAACAGGTGCTTACATTCCAGTTAGAGTACCACCAGGACAAACAGAAACTTTAAACTTACCTGAAGATGGGGTTTTATACACAGATGGTGTTGGAGCAACTTCAGTAGCTAATGCAACATTAATTCTGTATATAGATAAATAGGAGGCTAAATGGCTACCTCTGGAACAACATCATTCGATTTAAATATCGATGACATTATAGAAGAAGCTTTAGAGAGAGCTGGCGTAGGTGGAACAAGAACAGGTTATCACTTAAGAAGTGCTAGACGATCTTTAAATATTTTATTTTCTGAATGGGGAAATAGAGGTGTACATCTATGGAAAGTTAAATTAGCAACAATTCCATTAGTTTTAGGTCAAGCAGAATATAATTTTGCAAATGATAATGCTAATTTTCCAAATGATTTAAACGATGTATTAGAAGCATATATTAGAAATAATACAGATGCGACTGCACCGGTTGATACAACATTAACTAAAATAGATAGATCAACTTATGCAGCACTACCTAATAAACTAGCACAAGGAACACCCTCACAATATTATGTACAAAGAACTGTAAGTCCAAGTGTGTTTTTATATATTACACCGGGATCAAGTTTTTCTGGATCTAATTATCAATTAAAGTTTTATTATCTTGCAAGAATAGAAGATGCTGGTGCATATACAAACACAGCAGATGTAGCTTATAGATTTATACCTTGTATGGTATCAGGCCTTGCATATTATTTATCAATTAAACATTCTCCTGAAAGAACAGAAGGATTAAGATTGTTATACGAAGATGAATTAAAAAGAGCATTAGATGAAGATGGACAAAGAACATCTTTATATATTTCACCACAAACGTTTTTTGGAGATGGAGTATAATGTCTGGATTTGCTAAAGGTAAAAGAGCATTAGCTATTTCTGATCGATCAGGACAACAGTTTCCTTATAGAGAAATGGTTAAAGAATGGAATAATTCTTTTGTTCATTATTCTGAATACGAAAGAAAACATCCACAATTAGAACCAAAGCCACACGGAGCTGATCCACAAGGATTAAGAAACGCTAGACCTGCAAGAACAGAACCAGCAGTTGCTAGAGTTTTAGATTTAAACCCATTAATTTTAACTTCAGGATCTTCTACAGTATCTGTTTATGAAGATAATCACGGAAGATCAACAGGAGATATTGTTGTATTTAGAAATGGAACGGGGTTGTATGGAATTCAAGCTAATGATATAAATGATTCAAACGGTCATACAATAACTGTAACTGGAACAGATAATTATACTTGGGAAGCTGCAACTACAGCAACTCAAGCAGCTAGAATAGGAGGCGGTGAAATATCGGCAGGTCCGGTAACCTTAACACCATAATATGAATTACGGAGAACTACAAACACAGATAAGAAACTATACTGAAGTTGATAGTAATGGTCTAACTGATTCTACACTAGATCAAATAACTAAAAATACTGAAAATAGAATTTATAGAGAATTACAAATTGATGCATTTAGAGCATATGCTACAGCTGCAATGACTTCTGGAAATAGATATGTATCTACACCAACTAATTTAAGAAATATTAGATATGTTCAAATAACAGATTCTAGTAATGAACAAACTTTTTTAGAACAAAAGGATACTAGTTTTATGGCTGAGTATGATCCTACTCCATCTACTAGCTATGGTACACCAAAATATTATGCAAACTGGGATAACGATACTTGGGTAGTAGCACCTACTCCAGCAGATAATTTTAATGTGACGATTGCTTATTATGTACAACCAGCAACGATCACTAGTACGACTTC